GTCCATGTGACCCTGTAGGAATTGGAACGCGCCCATTGCTGCCTTGGTTCCCTTCCCGTAGAATCCCTTTTCTTTGTGCCACACGTCCACGGACATAACGCCCTGTGCGCGCAACGCACGCTGCACCCACTCTACGTCCTTTGAACGAGCGCCATAAAATACCCGCGACTGTGACACGGCCACACCGGTCCAAGGACCGGCATTGACGGCAGGATACACGGGCTTGGGAGGAGTCACGCTCTGCCACGCTGGCCTACCAAAACCACTAATCACATCAACGGAGCGCTGGAAACGACCAACGGCGGGGGTTCCATTAGAATTGTAAATGTTACCCTCAATTGTTGTGATGTATCCCGCTCCCCACGTACTCGTGTCCTCAACAATTCCAATGTGATCAATTAGACCAATACCAGAATTTAGACCGTAGCCCTCCCAATTGAAAAGGACCAAATCCGCGCGCTGTGGCTCAAAGAACCACCGCCCGCGATCCGCAAAATCCTGTGCGGCGGAAGGCGTGTAGTATAAACGGGGAATTACTGGACCCCCTGGCTCTGCGCCCTGACTGCGGAAGTTGTGTTCCTGGAACAAACCACACCACTGTGATTCCGGACCAAAGCCTCCCTCTGGGGAGAACGTGTACTCTCCTCCGTCACTGGACTCTTCGTAACCCAACCACCTTGCCGCTTCGGCAAGTACGCTATCAGGCGTCGCTACCATCGGGCTTACCCTCTGTCGCTAGATAGTCGGTGATTGCCTGACGGTCGGCCGCGTCCTGCACGTTTGGTTGCTGAACAACTTCAGGATCGTCCTCTGTTGCTTCGGCAGGAACGAGACCGGGGCCGGTAGAAACCAGGCTCGGAGTTCCCTTGCCCCCAACATTTACGGAAGCAATGCTGGTAAGAATGGACGTGACGGTGGCAATTAGCACCACGAGACCGGCGTCAAGCCACTGAGACTTGTCGGCACTGGCGGCGGTGGCAATGATGCCCGTCGCAATGAGTGTCTGGACAAACGTTTTAAACGCTCGTTCGGCCGTGGCCTTCCAAAACTCTTTAGTAAACAATGTGTGTGTTCTCCTCTGTATAATTAATTTAGCGTTTCCGCCTCATCAATTATACCACATCTCTGTTTACTTTCTGATCAAGGTCGTTTGCGAACTTGAGATAGGCGCGGGCACGGTTAATTAATTCTTGATCGTTTTCGTTTTGTCCCTGGTACAAGTACCTGATTCCCTTTTCTCTCAAGTAGTTGAGCGTGTCAGCGATATTCATAGTGCTCCTTAAATTGTTTGTTGGTCACGTAATAGATTACCGATCCATTGTACACCAGCCAGTCTTTTGGACGCACAGGAAACCCGTGGTGACTAAAATACGTGTGCACCAGCACTTCGTGCGTGTAGGGATTGACGTTGACAAAACCCAAACGGTCGTACTTTCCGACAAACTTTCTTAGTTCTTGTAAGTTTGTTCCGGTGTATTGTATCGCTTTGTGTTCCCTTGTGTTATAGATTTCCATTTCGTTTCAACTTTCTTGGTCGGCCCCGCTTTTTCGGAGCGTTGTGACATTCGCACGTGCACTCAGCAAACCTGTGCCGCACCGGACAATTGGAGTGATGCTGTGTCAAACACCACCCCGACTTGACACGACTAATTTTAACAGGAATTTCGCTGTCTATCTGCTTTTTTTTACGACTCATCGTACGGCCGTGTAAAGTTGACCGCATTGTCAAGGTGGCTCAGTGCGTCCAAAGCCTCTTGATGAAATTCAACAGGAATCATGTTGATGATGATACCGGCAAATTTTTCCACCGCAAACATGTTGTCCGAAATTTCTGCCGGATCAAAGTCGGGTTGCTCCATGCGTTCACGACTGTCATTTGCCAAAGCAAGGATCACGGAAGCCGCAAAAATTGTGATTGCCTCCGCAGACTTGCCTTCAATAATGTCGCCAGCGACCTCGCTCATGTCCACCTGTTCGCCAATACTGTTAATTTCTTTTTCTAAATCATCCATCGTAGTGTCTCCTGACCGACTCTGTGAATTCTTCAATTTGGCGGGCCATGTGAGTACCCTTGTGAACAGACTCTTCGGGAACAGCGAGCAGAATTCTGTAAGTCGCGTCCGCAATTTGTAAAACACTATCGCTGTATGCCACATCCGGTTCGTCCTCCACAAGACTCAGCAGGCACTTTTGAATTAGCAGTGCGTCCATAACAATGCTAGTGTCCGCGTCCAAATCTTTACCCAGGTCGTCTAAAAATTTTATCATGTCGTTCTTTAGCACGAACATGTCCAACTCGTCCATCTTACTCCCGTCGTTGTGTTGTGATACCACTCTACCCAATCGTGGGCGGCGGCGCAACGAATTACTTGATGATCTCCTCAAACTTAATGTCTGGACCCACGTACTTGTGTTTCAAGATAATGTCTTTAACAACCTCGTACCCGTGAGTTCGACCGGCCAAAATAATGGTCCAGCGCGGCTCAAAACCCTGATCAATGCACGACTTGCACATGTACAAATTGATACCTTTGAGAAAGGCGGAACGTCTAACAAACAATTGTGCCTTTGATTTGTCACACGAATTACACGTCATTGTTTCATTCATCGTAAAAATCTCCATTGTCCATTAAAACCTCGTAAGAGATTCCGTCCTTGTAATATTTCACACGGGACACAAACGCTCCCTGATTCACTATAATGCCAAACACTCCCTCTGTAGGTAGAAAAACAACCGGATACTCACGTAACTCGTCTTCGTCGTGGTGCGCCACCCTTTACCCCTTCTAGTTCACATTCCACTCCAAAAGCAGCAATAGTTTTGCGTAGAGTCTCTAAGTATTCTAGAATATTAACACGCTGATCAACAGAAAATTCCATAATGTTGTCTTCAAATACTCTGATTGTCAGCATGTTGGGGTATTGAACCACCGCGTATTGAATGTTTGGATAAGGCTTTAGTCTTTCGGCCTCTTTAAGAGCGTGTTTCATTGCCATTGTGTATTCAGGCATGGACCCGCCCAACTTTTTCCCACACTTCCTGAGTCTTGTGAGAATTTCTGTGTTGATCCGTGTCGCCCTTGGAAAGATAAATTCCTCCCCATACGCCGTACGATTCGTTTTCAATTCCGTACTGCAAACACTGACGAGCCACCGGGCACGACAAACACATTGCGTCAACATTTTCAGCAATTGTGCGGTCGTCCTCGTATCTGCCAAAAAACAGTTCGGGATCGTCAACGGAACGGCACGACGCAATGTCCTGCCACACAAACTCCGAATCGTCCACGCCAAGCGCGGCAAGTAAACTAGACATGCTTCGCTGGCAGGCGCCACTTTCCTGTGGGAAGAACATTGTAGCGCTCTTGTAGCGCCCACTTGTCATGAAAATAAATTCCCCGCTTGTGCATCATTCCGTCACGGCGGGTATCAACAACGACCAGAGTCCATCCGTCCCAAAACATATTTGGCCGGGAGTCCACCAGTTGATGAGCCTCCTTGTAATTAAGATCAATGGTTCTCATTGTTTATCCTTCTTTCATCTTGTCGGTCAAGTCGGCGTCACGCTGCTTGAGAATGATTTTATCATTTTTTGACAGTTTGCGCTCTATATTTTCAACGCGATACAACAAAACGTCTAGCGTGTTGTTCATTCGTTTCAGAAAATAAATGATTTCCTCTTCACTGGTCACCATATTATACCTCATTTCTCTCCGTTTGTAAAGACAATTTTACTAATTCCTGCTTTAATTAACGCTTCATAACACACGTCACAAGGTCGCGACATTCTTTCCGCCCCTTGTTTGTTAATTCTTGCCACATAAATTGTTGCACCGTGAGCGTCTTTTACTCTCGCCAAAGCGTCCGCTTCCGCGTGAACGGACCCGTGCTCGGGAATTTTTTCTTCTTCGATTGCCTTAGGATCGTTTCTAAATTTGTTAATTCCAACCGCCAGCACCCGATTTCCGTGAACCACCACGGCACCGTGCATTGTTCGCATTTCGGAAGCCTGCGCAACCTTTTTAGCAAGAGCCAAGTATCGTGAATCCTTGCGACTCAAATTCACGGCCTGATGTTTGATTGCCCTCATGCGTTCATCTTATCAGAACAAGGCCGGTGATCTCAAGGAATTTATGCCACGGGATTAATCGTGACGCTGTAACACGTCACACCAAAGCCGTCCAGTTCTCCGTCGCCAAACAAGTCTTGAATCAGTTCGCGCGCGTCATTAATGTCAGGGGCGTCCACGCCCACCAACATCTTGACTTCAAGGACGTACTTTTCGTTTTGCATGGCTTCATTATACTCCTTTTTCATGCCGGAAGCAATCTAATCAAACCAAAAGAAGTGCAGGTCGTCATCAATCTCATCAAGGGAACCGACGATGATTGATTCTTCTGTTTTTTCATTGACAACATAAAAAGAATCCGAAACCATACGATGCCCGTGCACCTTTACAGTTTCGGATTCCAGATCGACGCCAACAAATTTTCTCATTTTTTCCTGGCCTTTCTGCTAGCCTTGTTTTTCTTACGCCGCTTTGCTCTTTCCGCCGCAGAAACCGTACTCTCGTAGATTCCCTTACGGTTTCTTTTCATTGCCAGCAACATCTTCAAGTTGTCTGGTAACTCTTCGTCCACGTTTGTTTTTTCTCCCATTCTAAAAAGCATTTTAGCACACGCCAACGGCGGGCGCCACAAAAATTATTACTTCACAAAGTGTGGTGTAAGATTGCCGTCCCACATCTTGCGCTGCTTCGGCTTGCACACGGCTTCGACGGACTCTCCAGCGTTCAAACGATCACACTGGGCCTGAGCCTCTTCCTTGGTCTTTGAACAAGACTTCACGTCGCCATTGGCGTCACAAACGGCAAAACCGTCGCACTCGGGATGATTGGCGCTCACGGTGTATTCCGCCGCCTTTTCTACCTCTGACATAAAATAACCTCCTGGTAACAATTGTATCACACCCAGCCACAAGCACAAGAAAAACACCAAAATGCTCCGTGGTCACACGTGTCGGGGCTGGACCGTAGATACCAAGGGTTTTTGGCAGGCCCCGCCGAAGAATTACACGCCGGACACACTTCGTGAACGTCCAGCCAACGCCCGTTAAGGCACTTGTGACAAATCTGATTGCGTGCGGAACGGTTTCTGTACCGATTCTTTTTATACGCCCGTTTACGAGGCTCTAGAGTGCCGTCATCGTGGAACACCCGATTATCTTTTTGCTGATTACACACACGGTGAGCCAACGCAAGATTGTCAACCTCCCAGGTTCCCCCACGACTCAACGGATAAATGTGATCAACGGTCGGCGGGTTGCCCTTGGTAAAAGGTTCCAGGCACAAGTAACACTCATTGTTTTGTTTTGTTAACAAGTGAGTGACAAGTTCCTGCTTACTAGCAAAAACGTCAAGATAAACTAGCCTGCCACGTCCACGCATTTATTCTTCTTCCGTTTTCCTTTTGCGCTTTTTCTTCGGGGGTTCATCTTCTTCATTTTCGGTTTCGTCACGAACACCGTGCGTGTGCGCCCACTTGGAGTGATAGCCTTTGGGTAAATAAAAATCAACCACGCGCAAGACGATCACCGTGATTGCTCCCACTATCAGCGCCCAAACTTGATCATTCAATCACTTACCTCGTGGCTGGACCGTTGTGCGTTCCAGTAGCCACGCCCCTCCTGATGCAAATACTAATCCCAGAGAAATCCATGCCGGAGCGTGCCTCCATCCGAGGTCCATAAACAAAAACGCACTTCTTGCAGCAGCCATTGCGGCGCTTGCCAACAGCCCCCAACGCATCAACCTGTCCGACCTAAACCACCAGCCAGACAAAAGAAACACACCGGCAAAAAATGCGGTAATTCCAACAGAATATCCAATCAAATTGTACCTGCTTGCCGGATCGTCATTGTCAAGAATATGACCAGCGTCGTCCCCGGTAACGAGCAAAGCAATGGTCAACACAATACAAATAAAAGTTACCGCAAATTCGTACGGCCTGACCTTTCTGCCGAGTACCAACCACGGCAAATTTGTGTCCGCCAACAAAAGCACTCCAATCTAATCTGTTGCTTTTATTGTAGCACACTTTAATTTATACAATAATCCAGTTTGCACCATCGGAAACAACAGTGTACGTCGCCCACTGGGCCAGACTTTTTGACGAAGCCCCCGAAATTGTTTGAGAAGAAGTCGTGTTCAGCGTGATCGTTCCACTACCAGAATTAACCACAACAAACTGTTGCCCTGTGATGCCAACGGCGGTGGGCAGAGTAACAGCAAAAGTGTTGGCGGTACAGTTAATAATGTAGTCTGTCGTTGCAATTCCGTACGCCCCAGTTTTGTTAACAATGGGAACGGTCCATCCGGCGGTAGTTTTTAGTCCAGCCGCCGTCAAAGAAGTGCTGAATGTGGCCAGTGTTGGGGACTGGCTGTACAATGCGGTCCATCCAGTGTCGTCCCACGTGTCCGCACCGCCGCTGGCGGTAACACGATGACGAATCATCGCATTTGCGCCACCCATTTCAAACGCCCACTTGCGTCCGTACGAGTTTTTCTGTGCGTACGTGTTGGTGGCCATGTTGGTAACGTAAGCATTGTGTAAAAGTTGTGTTCGGTAATTGTCAGCGCCGGTCGTGTCGCCTCCGACGTTGCGGTCCTGCAAATACCCCCACGTGCCAATTCCAATCTTTGTCACGTCGCTCGCGGAAGTCACACGAACACTGGAAATGCTACCGTCCGCTTCAACTTTTGCCATTGGCGTGGCGTCCACGTTGCGCCACTGCTGCAAATCCACCGACTGTGATGTTTTTCCGTCTACGGTCAAAGGAGTGCCATTAGCAGCAGCCGCTTTGATGTTTGCGGAACGAGTAATTGACACGTAACCAGAACTACGGGTAATGCCAATAGGAACAAACAAATAGTTACCAGCGTCGTCGTAAGCATAAAGATTCAGGTTACTGCCCGCGTTGGCGCCGGATTCTGCAACACTGTCGGTCAATAATTGCCAACGTAATGCTTCATTTGACGACGACCACGCAAACCCAATATTGTAATTTGCTGGCCCCATGGCATAAATTCTGGCCGCGCTATCAGCAGATTTTGCTATAATGTATGCCGCAGAAGTGGTTGGCGCCACACGGACCTGTGCCACAGAAGCGGGAGACAAAGTAAAAGTGGAACCCAAAGCATTCATTGACGCGACCGTCGTTCCCGCAGAGTTTTTCCATTCTGTCAAATTGACGCCCTGTGAAGTAATGCCACGAATGGTCAGCGGAACAATGCCGGTACTAATGTTATTGGTAACGTCAAGCATTGACGTTGTGTTGGTCACGGTACCAATGCCAACGAGTCCGGTGGTGGTGACGTTCACCCTTGTCACAGAATCAAGGTTCGTGCCCAGTCCATAATCCAGACCACTGTCCGACGCGGCCCGCCCCAAAATACGTGTGCCAGTTTCCGTGTACAGCACACCGGTCAAAACGCCCCAGTTGTTTCCGCTGTTGGTGCTGGCCATGACAAACTGACTACCGTTCCACGACAGGTTTCGTCCGGTAAATCCTGGGCGACCGTAAATGTTTGAGGCGCTGGTGGTGTCAGCGGACCACATTGTGAGGCCCATGGCGTACCCGCCAGTAGAAGTCGGATACGTGCGAATGTAAGAGTTGACAGAAAGTGTCAAGTTTCCCGTGAGTGTCGCTGACGCTGCCGTCAAAGAGCCGTCCGAAGTGATTGATGCGAGTTTGGTGGCGGAATTGTTTTGCCATTCCTGTAACGTTGCCGACTGGCTACCCGATCCTTGAACAATGAGGCCGGTGGTGCTGGCAGATAAAGTATTGATCTGCATTGTTCCAGAAGGAGAAGTGGTTCCGACACCCAACGCGTACCCGTTGTTGAAATAGTTAATCGCCGTTGGTGACAATTTTACAAGATCGTTACCGGCGCTGGTCAATTTGAAAGACAAATTCTTGTACGACACTTCGTCTGCGTACTTGCTAAAATACGGCATGTCGTGAATGCTCGGCTGTGTTCTTTCAACCACCCAATCAATTCCGTTTACCCAAGAATATCCAGGGTTGGACCCAACGTCTGTTGCCCTCAAAGTGAACTCAATACTAGAAATATTGTAGTACTGCTGGTACGCTCGCTGAATGAGCCACGTGGCGCCACGAGTGTAATCACTAAATGTCAGACTGTGCCAACCAATTCCGTGAGGGGCGTAGTTACAATACACTCTGACCGACACGGACTCAGTAAAATAATTGTAATAGTGTCCGACGTACAAGTATCCGTAAGGATAGCCGGGAAAATTTCCACTGTTGGGATTAATTGTTACGACCGCGTACTGACCCTGAGGAATTTGTAACGCTACTTCGCCGTCACCATCAAACAGGTAAGACAAATTGGTCGCACTAATGGCTCCAACCAAACTATCGTCGGACTTTAAATAAAAATTGCCGGACACAGAAAAACGCTTGTGGGCCAGATACAAAGAATTCTCAAGACGAGCGTTAAATATTTTTCTTCCGCCGAAAGTGTTGGTACTCATGACGTAATCGTTTTCCCCAACGACCGTGTTGGCGGCAAACTTTGATGATGTGATGCTGCCGTCAATGATTTGGCTGGCGCCAACGGTGTTGTTGCCAGTGGTGGGCAATGTCAAGTTTAATGTTTGTAGCGGGGGGTTACCGGTGATTGTTGCACCGGCCGTTCCGCTGGTCACCGTACCAATCTGTAAAGTGCTGGTCGAGCCAGCCGGACCCATTGGCCCGCTTGTTTTTACTTCGTTGGCGATGGAAGAAACAGAAACAACGTTTGAGGTCGGGGTGACCGTGACAATGTTTGCGTTAGAGGTTACGGTTGTTTCATCATGCATCAGTAATTCCTGATGTTAGCGTAAAGTATCCGCTGAGTAATTTCACTTTCAAGGCCGGTGCCGTCGTGGTCGTGGCAATAATGTCGTAATAGTATTTCTGATTGACGGTCAAATTGCCGAACGTCCACGTGCTAGCGGCCGATGGGGTACCGGCGGCTGCGGCTCCCGCCGCCGCCACTTCAAACGCGGGCTGTGGAATGTGCAAAATCACACGGCCGGTGCTTCCGGCAACGTGCCAAAACACTCCCGGCCTTTCCGTATTGTCCGGTGCGACGGTTTTTACCGCACTAATAATCACGTACGGAGTGGAACTGTTGTTGTCAATGGGACGAATTGTCATCATTGTGTTGTACGTGCCCTGCGTGGTGTCAAGAGCAATGGGCGTGCCGGAAGAGTTGGTGTAGTCAATTGTCAACTGGTACGTTTCGTTCTTGCTAGCAACAATGTCGAATCTTTGTCCCATGATACTCAATCATACCAGAACATTTTATAAATCACAACCTACTGGTACGGAACTACCCCAAACGCGGACCCAGGTAACGCTCCAGGCCAAGCGTCGGAGGTCATGTACGCTTGAGCAAAACGGTACGTTTTTCCATTTGATATTCCGTACGTCTGAATAATTGGAGAACGCAAAAACAATGCGCGAACCTGTGGTGACGTTTCGGCCGACAAGCACACAGAGTCCTGAACACCACCAAACTGAGTGGGAACAAAACCTGTCGGTACGGTAAACAAATCGTGAACTCCCGCGTTGTCCGCGTTGGCCGTGACCGATGCCGTCAAATACACGGTGTAATTAATTCTACGAATCGTTGCCTGAACGACGGTAGAGTTTGTTCCTGCGACAACAGTGGATGTGATCACACGCGGTCCCGTGTCCGCATGAACCAACTGGTATCTTGCATTGTTTGCGTCCCAATGCCAGACGCGTCGGCCCACGGATTCGTCGGCGTAATAACCGAGGTTGGGAACGGCAATGCCTGGTGGAACCCAAGTGCCACCGGCCCCCGCCCAAAATCCCAACTGATCAAAATAAAAAGTATCACTTGCCGCGCAGCCACCGGCCCCCGAAGCAAAAAACACAGTAGCGTGGGTGGCGTTTGACGGAGCCACACAGGTGAATCGTATGTTTGTCCATCCGGAAGTCGTGGTCATGTATTGCGAGCCAGAGTTGCTGCCAAGGTTTGTTGCACCATTGTAGTAACGAATGCCCACGTAAACTATTGCCGGATTAATACCGGCCTTGACCCATGCACTAGCCGTGTACGGGATGCCTGGAGTCACTGGAATTCCTGCCGTTGCTAGAGGAGTATAAAAAGAAAACGAGGTAAAAGCGCCCACGGTACACAATAACGATGCGGACCCCTGCAAATACTGGGAGGTGGAACGAGTTAGCGCGCACTGTGAAGGGTTATTAAAACCAGTTGCGTCGGTCTCTATTGTTGCCTGATTCATCGTGAAAAGATTTCCAACAGTGGACAGAGCGGCCACCCCAGACAGTTTCGACACATCAATGGCGGCGGCGGAATTAATATTGGCGTTGACAATTGTGTCGTCAACAATTTTTGCACTTGTAACTGACGAGTTAGCAATCAAATTTCCGGTGATAACATTATCAGGAAGTGTTGGCACCGTTCCCTGACTAATAATGACGTGTGGACTGTTTTCTGTTACGTTAATTTGTTCAGCCATTACGTCTCTAAACTTAAAGTAGTTAAAGTAATTGTAACACTATTTGTGCTACCGGACAAGTTGGTGACAGTGATTGGTACCGCCGACGTGTCACACCGGCCAATTGCCACAGGAGTAACAAACCAAATTAACTCACCGGCCGTTGTTACAACGTCCAAATACAATCCATGATTTCCAAATACCGCATTGCCAGGTGCTCGCGAAATGTCAGCGTCACGTTTTTCCGTCGTGGCATACAAACGAACACGAGCCGCCACACTGGTCTGAACTTTTGACACCGCGTACGAACGGGACATGGCGATTGTTGATGTTTGATTGGCACCGTTCGCCATTGAATCCGATGTAAAAGTTGCCGTTATGGCACTTGTTCCGGAAGGACCGGCCGGACCCTGGGGTCCGGTCTGAACGGCGTAAGCCAACGGAACCCATTGGGCACCGTCCCACACCAGCACGTCCTTTGCTGTTGTCATCGAATTTCCGTCCACGTCACGGAAGCGCGCATATTGGAAGCATTACCAATTCCTGTTGCCAACAGACTGATTGTGCCATTGGCACGAACCAGACCGGCGGCGTCAAGAGTAATCGGATACCTTGTTGACACCGCTTTGTTCAATGCGCCCTTTGTGTTGCTGCTAGAAGCAACGTAACCGGCGCCCAAAATAACGACGGGGGAACCAGAAATAGTTCCCGCACTGTTGTATTCAAAAGCAGAGTACGTGGTGTTGACGTTGTTGTACGTCGTCGTTCCCGTAATTGCCTGACCCAACACCAGTTCCCAATACACCGGAGCGTTGCCCGTCACAACAACGTCCAAGTTTTCCAAAACAAATTTTACCCTATTGGTAATTGAATTGAACGTGGTCCTTGGCCTGACGGACAAAATGTGTGTTCGTGCGTCCTGGGCGGCGTTGGCAGAAACGGTTTGAACGTGAGTGTAACCTGCCAACTCCGATGTTCCACCTTCACTGGTCACCGACGCACAAATGAAACGCATCGTGGAAGACGCCGTGTTGCTGCACGTCATCCCAGCACGAATCGGCAGGTTGGCCGTTTGCATGTACGCCACAGTCTGATAGTTTGCGTGAGTGAACTGATGAGCAACAACGACAACGCCGTCCACGTCAAAACCGACGCGCACGCGTCCAACGCCCAACCATTGCAAGTCAATCACAAGAATCTGTGTCTTTGTAAAATCTAGGTTAATTTTTGAAGGTCCGGTCCCGTCCAAACGGTCAACGTTCCACTGTGCCTGATTGACAAACTCGTCACCCTTGTCCGTGTCGGACAACAAAGCAATGCGTGGAGTCGTGCCGTTCATCTGCAAACAAATACCATTGTTGCCGTCAGAATAACCAACAAACTTGAGAACGTTTTCTGTTCCGCCCAAAAAGTTAAACGTCGCAAAAATCAACTGCGAACGACCGGCCTGGTACCTAAAATGCTCGTACGTTTGCATGATTGCACTGCCACCCGTGGGAGTGGAAGAGAAAGTCATGACCGCGTTCCTGTTGGTGGCGTCATGAGTTACCGTCGCACCGGAACCGCTGGCAATCTGCTCAAAAACCAACGGTTGCAGGTCGTACTGAAAGTTTGTATCAAACACGTACGACGGAGAAGCGACACGCAAACGGCCAAAGGCCGTGCCCGTCGCGTTGTCGGTGTTGATTCCGACATAATTAATGTAAGACATTTAAATCACAATCCAATTTGCTCCGTCAGACGCAACCGCGCGGCCATAGGAATTGATAACGTTGCGACAGTCGCTACACACGCTGCGCACTTTGCCAAAAAGCATTTGCATCTCATCTTTATCACCCATGTGTGTTATCGGCACAATGTGTGGGTGACTTGAGCCTTCGGCGGTCATATTATTTTGATTCCTCCGAAGTACTCTTTAATATTATCTGGCATAACTTTGTTAACTTTAGGAACTTCGATACCTTGTTTTACTGGTTCTTGAGCCGGGGTCACGTCTTTCAATGAAAAGACTGACACTTCCATGGCGTCGTCCCTTGGTGTGCGAGTAATGGCATTGTAGATTGCACCGCACACCGCGTCCGCTAAATCTTTTCCCCCTCGTCGTGGATGATCCACTTTGTCTTTAATTAACTGCAATTGTAGCAGTTCCTTGATAAGAATGTCAACATCCGGGCCTTTAACCCTGTCTTCCATTAAGGCCATTTTAAAATCATCGTAGTGAACTTTTGCCACAGACAGTCTTTCAGCGTTCATTCCAAGGGAAATGAGTTCCTGCATCAAATCGTACGACTGCCACCTGTCAAAGGTCACCGCCCGAATATCAAAACCGGCCTGCTTGACACCAACAATAAAATTACGCACATCGGTAAAATCAACGGACTGATCTTTACTGGGAGTCCACCAGTAAACAAAATCAACAACAACCACTGGAGTGTGATATTCATTACCCATAATAAAAGAACTTTGTTGCCACGAATCAACGTGTGCCATTGCGACGGCGCAACGGTCGTGACGCTGTGCGAGGTCCACGTGCATAAAATACCGGCGACCCTCCACTGGCTTAAACCATGGCTGAAAAGATTGCCCTTCAACAATTGCCGGGGCCATGCTAAAGGTGTTGTGAACTTTGTCATGATCCTTAAAGTATCCACTAATGGCTTCCGGTGGCATACACGCAAATCGTTGCAGAGCGTCCTGAGGGTCGGTGTAAAATGCGTTCTTAAAATCCTCAATGTTTCTGGTAGGGTTCACGTCCCACGTCGGTCGCTTCAAAGCAAACACTTTTGGCAGGGCGTAACTAATAATGTGATCCTCTTCCCATTCAATTTCAAACTCGTTGCCATCGACGCCATCGGGAAGGTCGTGATCAATCTTGTATTTGTGCCTGCGAATCTCTACTTCTTTGTCAGCGATTGCCGCGTCGTACTTTTGAGAAATGTAATCTTCTTTAAATCTGGGAAAAGACAGCAGAACAACTTTTCCAACGTCAGGAAAACGAGAGTCCACGGTGCCACGAAACGCCTTGTAAATTGCGTCACCGGTTTTTGCTTGCGCGTGACCGGTGGTGGATTCAATTGCGAATCCGGAAATCTCGTCAAGCACCGCAGCGAACAGGTTCAGTCCCTCGTGAGATTCACGTTCGGAGTGTCCAGAGTACACGGTGATGGACTTGTTAAAATCAATTGAATCCATCTTGGCATTAAACTTTCCCTCAAACCACGGGGAGCGCTTAATTTTGTTTACCAGGCCCTTGAAGAAAACGTTTTTAGCCTGCTGTGCGTTAATGGCCACGTTCATAATGTCAATGGCGTCACCGGCAGGTTTTCCATAGTAGCGGGCGGGGTCATTGAGGCACAACAGTTTGTACACAATGTACGACACGGCCACCGTACTCGTCAAGTCTTTTCCGGAACCCTTCCCCAGAGCCAGAATCAATTCGTTCTTTGTATAGTTTTTGTAAAACTTTGTTCCCTCTTCAAAGCCCATCATGTTAATTAGGTCACGTTCGTAATAAATTTGTGACATGCACTCAACAATGTGATACTGAATTTCTGACAGGGGAGGGTGCCCAAGAAACTTTTCGTCTTCCACAAACGTTTTGGCGTCCACGGGTATTTCTTCAAACGTGTTGTCGTCAAGTGCGGCAAACACGTCATCAAAAAAGTCACCCATCCATCACCACCCCCTCCGCTTGGCCAGTGACCTTGGCGAGTTTGCCAAGAATCTTTGCGCGAACTTCGGGGTGCTCGTTTGCGACCTCCCTCAAAATCTCTGTGAGAACCTTTTGTTTGCGTTCTGTGTCAGCAACCTTGTCGGCAAGTTCCTGATTGTCCAACAGCCCCGCCTTTTGTAGCATGTTAATTCTTTTTTCTTCGACGTTGGCAATGGACGTGAGAGTGTCCTTTTTAATTCGCAGTTCGCCCTGTTTCTCGGCCTCATCAACCGTGTCCCACAATTTCTTAATGATCATGGAGTAGTGTTGATCGGCGCCGGTAATTGCGTCCTTTGAACGCTCCTGAATGTAATTGTTGTTTCTGGCCATGCGCTGCCATTCGGCAATGTCCGCCATGACGGCGACACGAGTCATTCCGGTTTCCCTGGCAATTTGCATGGGGGTTAATCCCTGTAGCATCAAACTCACGACATTGTTAATCCTGTCGTAATAATCTATTACTTCTAGTTCTTCAGGCAACCTTCTTGGCCCTACTCTTCTTTGGCTTCACAATTGATCTAATCCTTCCAATGTAAAATGAGTGAAACGCAAACGTCTTTGTGTTTACAGTGTCCACCCAAGTCTTGTCCAGAGCCACATTGTGCGCGTGGCGCATGTATCGAAACGTTCCCTGTGTATTTTTAATTTTAAGAATGGTCCCAGGGACGATTACGTCCTTCTTCCCAAACGGCAATTCATAAAACACATGAATGTCCGTGTTGGCGTACAGGGGAATTTCTTTCTTCGACTCTTTCATTTTCTTTGTACGAGCCATGTCGCATCTCCTTATGCCATGCCACGCGAAGTTGGTGCCCAAACGAGTCCAACCTCTAGGCGGCGCTTTAATTGATTATTGCACACTTCGCAGGACTGTTCATCTCTTTTTCTTACTGGGATGATACGCTCACAGTGTGAGCCACACGACGGACACGAATACGAATATGTCGGCATGATGCTACATTATACCTTATTTTTGCTTCTGTGTCTACTAATTTTGTGAAATGCTAGTGCGTCAAGTATTTGGTCTGTTGTTGTTCCGGCCTCTTTTGCAATGTTTTCAACGGACAAATTGTGTTGAATGTACTTTTGATACAGCCAGCCGTACGACTGCCACATTCTAATCATTTGCCATTGCCACCTTTAACAAGACAAGGTAGCCAATCAAATCGTTTACCGTGTCGTCACCAGGATATTCGGAACCCCGCTGAATTCGTGACAGTTTGTCGTCCACGCGTACCAAAATTTGTTCTTTTGTGCTTGCCGTACTAAAAATACGAACAGGCTCAAGAGCGGAATTGCCGTAAGCAATGTTTTTGTCTAACAATAAGTCTAGTATGTCTAGACAAGCGGAGGTAATTTCTTCGCCCATTGGTGCCGCCGCGATCTTTTCTTCAATCTTTTTTGAAAAAGTTGTCACTATCGTCTCCATCTTGTGTCAAATGCGAAAGTAGCAATTGCTATCGAATCACTAACGTTGTCGTTGCGTGCCTTGATTCCGTACGTCTTTTCAACCCAATCCATAGTTCTTTGTTTTCTTTGCTTGCGTATTTCATTTGAGTACCAAGACTTTGAACGCTTGGGAAAATCTTCACGCAAGTTTTTCTTTTCAATCATAGAAAACGGAACGTTGCCAATGTGCCTCTGCCAGGTCACGGGAGGAACGTCGGTGACTCTAATTCCGTGACTGGCAAACTTTGCCGCAACAATTCCGTAAGAATAAGCAAGGGAAATGGCGACGCGAACGTTGCGTATTTTTACCGGAGCCTCAATCATGACAAACTCTACGTCCGGAAACTTGTCAACAATAATCTTTGTTCTTTGTTCAATTGAACCGAGCCTTTCAAACAAATTGTCGCTGTCCCGATACTTGAGTTCGCCCCAACTGACCGGCCGTCCGTCTTCCATGTAGCAAAACGCCAACGTGTGTGTGCTCGCGTCAATGCCAAGAACCCTGGAAGGAATTCCGGTCTGCTGTGAACTGACGATACCCATTAAATCTCACCAAACTTTCTTTTAATCTCGTCCATTACCTGAGCACGACTCTCCGCTTCACACACGGAGCACACGTCACCAAAGTTGTAACGAGACAGTTTGTTGCCACAGTGACAAAATCTTTGGGCACCGGAACGTTTCTTTTTATTGTCGTAGTAACGCTTCATGATTTTTGCGTTGGTTGCCGTGCGACAGCACTCTGGGGAACAATAAATGTTGTTGTGAGTTTGTTTTTCAAAACTATTATTACACCCTTCTGCCGCACAAATGCTCATTGCTTGATCACCTTTAGTTTTGGAATGTCAATGTCACCCTCTTTGTCTTTCCAGCACGCTTTGGACAACGGGCAATACTTGCATTCGGGGGCGGCTTTGGTAAAGCACCGCTTCGGTAATTCTTTGTTGGCAGCAACCTCACGCATCCACGTAAACACTTCGTCCACGTACGTGCTCAGACGAGCGTTCATTGTCACCGGAATAAACAATTCTTCGTGGGTGTCTTTGTTTTCGTAATGAAGAAAGCCGTGATCCAGCCCAAGAATCTTCATGTAAATCAGCACTTGCAGCGTGTGCGCTGGCTTTGGCTTCATCGAATTCTCAACATAATTGTAGCCACTAGCATTAATAGTCTTAATATCACCAACAGCAGTAACACCATCAATAGTAACAATAACGTCAGCAAAACCACGAATGGGAGGATCATCCAACTTCAATTCCTTCTCAATAATAGCATCAACGTCGGAATGCTCGTACGTCTTTTGAATGCGCTCGTGGCTTGACGTACCATTGTTCATAGCCGCCGCAGACTGGGGCTTAAACTTCTCCTCGAAAAATGCGCCATTGAAAGCATAATACCAGTAGCGTGAGCACCGACCGTAAAACCCGCCAATGACTGACGGACTGAAAGTGGATTTTGTTCTGTAACCGGAGTCACGCCAATTTTTTTCGCGGGTGACATTCAAATGCTTTTGTAGTTCAACAACGTCAAAAGCGTTGCGCTTGTTTGCAATTGTCCCTTGCAGTATTTTACTGGTCATCAGATTGGGCGGGCAATGTACTTCAAACCCGAAACAAGTTTATCTGTACTGTCACTCAACGTGTAGTAGATATTCTTTTTCATATTGTTTGGTGTGCCCGACGCTCCTTTCCCTAGTGTCGCGTAATACGTCGCCCTCAAAGCAAACGTGGCGCTCAAAGACTGCAACTCAACAATGAGAGGAAGAGCCTTAGCGTGTGGCAAATCGGGACTCATTGTCAATTTTACCACAAGAGACAGCGCCCTGTCCACAGAGTCGTCCTGCAAAAACTTGTGCAACTCCATTAGTTCATCAATCTTGCCAATTAGTTCCAGCGTAGAATCAGCCATACTTCTCCTCAAATGCTTCTCTCATCAGATGAAACGTGTGATCGTCAATGACCCACAGCCTCGTCTTTGCGTTTGCTTTTCCCAACACAATCTTTATGGCCGGGATTTTATTGTTTGCCGTGTAAGCGTCGGTGCAGACTTTTGCCCACACGTTCTGACTCACACTGAACGACTTTTCGTACTCCTTTACATCATACAGGAAACTACCGATAACCGCATCACCTTTTTGTGTTTTCCCCCGGCCAGAATTCTTTTGCGCCCTGGCTCCGTCACGTTTAATTTCTTCCGACTCGCTCACGACCAGTTTACCTTCGACACGTGATTCTGCGAGCACGTCCAAATTAATTTACCGTCAATCTTATTGGCATAATGAACAACTTCGTCACACGTCTGACACGTAAACGTTCCGCCAACACGCAGATGCTCAGGCTCCGGACGAGCGGGCTTTTCTTCCTTTTTAAAGAAATCTTTAAAGTTTGCCATTGAGTTCTGTCACCACCTTCTGAAAGACCTCAGGATTGTCCCGTAAATACTGCGCGGCCTTGGCTTCACCCTGCAATTTTTCGTCGTAGATGATGTACCAGGAAGCCGCTTTAGAGATGACTCCGTACTTCTCTGCCAGCACAATTGTCTCGCCGTAATTGTCAATGCCAACCTCGTCACCGTCGTAGTAAAACATGTACGAGCCTACCTGTGTCGGTGGTCCAATCTTGTTAAAGTCAATAGTCCACGTTACTTCACGAGCCACAGGAACATTAAACAGTTTGTCTCCGACGTGCCGCTTTTCCATGCGCTGCGCGTCCTCACGAGGACTTGACCACAACTTGATACTTGTTGAACTAAAGAACATTACCGCGTGTCCCCCTGTTGGCTTCATTGCGGCGCCGTAACTGCTGATCTGATTGCGTACCTGAGAAATAAGAACCAGAGCAGTATTTGTATTGGAATAGTTGAGCATTTGCACAGCATTGGCCAAGTCGCGGGCGGCGGAACCAATTTGCTTGGTGCCGTCCAAACCCTTGAGTTCATCGTCTTTACTAAAGTACGACGACGGAAGCAAAGAACTAATAGAATCAACAACAATCAAATCCACCCCGTTTTTCATCAAATCAACACCAACGTCTGTCATGTCGGCAATTGTTTTAATGGGAGAATGAATTAACTGCTCGTTGTCCACACCAAGCCTAGCAGCCCATTCCGGATCGTACGAATGTTCTGCGTCAATGATCGCGCACACCTTGCCGTCTTTCTGAGCCTTGGCAATCAATTGCAAACAAAACGAAGACTTACCGGCGCTTTTGTTTCCCCACACAAGAGTCTGCCGACCGTAGCCAATTCCGCCACGCAACGCCAAATCCAATCCAAGACTCGGAACTTCCTGCTTTTCAACAACAACCTCCGAAGCCTGATGCACACGGGCCAGCGTCTTAGGATTGAGCCGCGCCATTACGTCTTCAAGCGTCATGCCAGATTACCGTGCTTTCGTGGGCGGTTGGCATTAAAAGACATTTTCTTGTCAATGGTGTCTCCCAGACTGGAGCAGGTATCAATCCAGCCCGCCTGCTTGGCTCCTTCATAAAAATCAACGAGGCGAATAAAAATGTCGCTCAGTTCCAGGACAACCTCCTCGCTGCCCTTTTCTTTTCTTAGCGCCTCCAGCACTTCACTGACTTCGGAATGAATCAGAGCCAACTTGGACAGCAGAAAATGAATGTCAACCTCACTGTCCCAAAACCCGTTGTTTTTTGAAATTGCGTAAGCAGCCGCAGCCATGTCGTCAATGTTTGCCATTTATCCTCCTAGTTTATTTTGTTTATGAATAGCGTGTCATCGTCCATGCGTTTCATTTCCACGTGAACCACCTGACCCTCGCGCAACTTGCCCAAAGCGCGTGGGTACTGCTTAGGAAAAACCAAAGCAGTGTACAATTCTTTGTCTTTATTAGACAGAGTGACAGAAGCCATGTGCTTACCGGCCTTTGTCTTTCTGCTATTAAAGGCAATGACTACCTTGCGGTCGTGCGGAATATTAATCTCCTTAACACTAAGATACCGCACAAACGGGTCGTTGTCCACATTTTTTAGGTCTTCAGCGTCAATGTAACGAGCGACACGATTGTTTGCCACGAGCATCAGGTACATTTTGCCAGGGACAATCTGAGTGTTCTCATTGTGAAACACTCCAGCAGAACCGGTAGAATCAACAATCTCCACCCTCGCCCAACCCTTACCACGCTTGATTGACTTGACCATGACGTAGTAAACAAAATTACCTTCCTCGTCAAAGTCCTGCAACTTGCTGATTGACTTCTCAATCTCCGGAGTGATCGCGTCGGAAGTAAAGTTGGGAATTCCAAGGTACTCGTAAAAATGATCCGACTCGTTTCCTGTCAAAGGATTGTCGGGAAACTCCGCAGCACCAATCATGTTCAAAGAATCAATAGCCCGCGAATTGATTCCGGTGCCCTTTTGCAAAGCCTTCTCACGCAACTCAGCAAAACTCTTAAACGGACCCATCGCCAGCAGACGCGGAGACAACTTGTCAGACAAATACTTCACGTCGGACAAACCAAACACAATGGCGTTGTTCTGAATAGAAAACCCGGCCTCGGAACGATTGACGTGCGGCAACAAAATCTTGATGCCAAGACGCTTTGCCTCAATCAAATAATCCGTGCGACTGTCCTTGTCTCGCTCGTTGCTCAACACAGCGAACATGAACTCAATCGGGTAGTAATGCTTCAACCAAGCGCACCAGTACGACAGTGTTGAATACGCTACCGCGTGAGACTTGTTAAAAGAGTAGTTGCTGTGTGCCTCAAAGTCGTGCCACAATTTCTCTGCCATTTTGGGATTGATGTTCTTGCTGGCGCCCTCAATGAACTTGGCCTTGTACTGCTCAAACTCCGACACGTCCTTCTTCTTGCCGATGATCTTACGAATCTTGTCGGCGTCACTCCACGACATACCAGCCAATTCGTTGCACAGAAGCATGACCTGCTCCTGATAAATTGGGAGGCCGTAAGTCTCCTGGGTGATCCTGTCGTAAATTTCGTGGACCCTTGGCACGCTCGCACGGCCCTGCTTACGAGCAATGTAGTCACCGCCGACAGTGTTCATGGCCCCAGGACGAACGAGAGCGTTGGAAGCGACCAATTGTCCAAAATTGTCCACGCCCATGCGAGTCAAAAGATTAGTGTACGGAGCCGCCTCGGCCTGAAACACGCCCTTCGTGAATCCGTTGGACAGATCGTTGTACACGGCGAGGTCTTCCATATCAATATCAAGAAGATCAATGTCCATGCCGTGCAACTTCTTAATTTGATTGACTGCGGTGTTAATAACGGAAAGAGTTTTGAGTCCAAGCAAATCAATCTTAATTAGACCAATCTCTTCCGCCTGATTCATGTCGTACGCCACAACAGGAATACGACCACTGACAAGACTGGAGGTATCGTTGCGTGTTTCCATGGGAGCGTACTTGTTAATCGGCTCCTTTGAAACAATAACACCGGCCGCGTGCATACCGACACTACGAATACGACCACGCAAATAATTGGCAATCTTCTGAACGTCAGGGTACTGGTCACGGAACCACTTTGACTCCGGACCAGAAACAAAATCCTCGTACGTGTCAATTGTTTTCAGAACCCTGTTCACGTCCGACAATGGCACACCCAGCACGCGACTAGCGTCACGCACCACGCCCTTGTCCTTGAAGTATGTAAACGTGGAAATACTAGCGACGTGCTTAAACTTGCGAGTCAGATACTCCTTGACCTCATTGCGGCGGGTGTCCATAATGTCCACATCAATGTCTGGCCAGTCGTTGCGCTCCTCATTAATAAACCTAGCAAACAGAAGATTGTGCTCAAGAGGGTCAATCTCAGTGATGCCCAGCAGGTAGCACACCAAACTGCCAGCGGCGGAACCACGACCGGGACCAACCATGATTCCGTTCTTCTTTGCCCACGACACCATGTCACCAACGACGAGGAAGTACGGAGAAAAATCCTTGGCCTGAATGATACCCAACTCAATTTCTAGACGCTTACGGTACGGCTCAGTGTCTACGTTACGTCGCTTGAGTCCTCCGTTGCAGAGAGAGCGGAGTCTAGCATTAGCGTCAGTCTTTGGCTCTGGCAAAAGAGATAGACCGCTGTACATGCGATAATCTCCGACCATATTGGCAATGTTATAAGTGTTGGCATAAATATCCTCTCTGTCGATTCCTTGAGCCTTGAACATGTCTTGTTCTTGAGTGAGGCTGCGAAGGAACAATTGAATGTCTTGAAAACTCATCTTGCGGTCTGGGTAAAGGTAATTAAACTTTTCAAGCATTTCCATTGACTTGATCTTGTTTAGTTCTGTTTCCGTTGCCCGCTTCGGATTGGTTGACAAGATTAGCATTGCTTCTTCCGCCCACAAATCTTCCGGCTTGGCGTAGTGACAATCGGAAGCCATGACCGGAGGAATGTTCAAAGAATCGGCAATCTCAAGCAGCGCGTGATTCATTTCAATGGGATTGTGAGACTGCACCTCAATGAAAAACCGCTCGCCAAACACCGATCTGAGATGCAACGCAATCCGGCGGGCCGTGTCAAAGTCAGCGTTCTCAATGGACTTACAGATCAGACCGTTCAGGCATCCCGACAAAACAACAATATCGTCAGAATACTCAGACAAAACGTCAAGGTCAATACGGGGTTTGTGGTAGTAGCCTTCGGTCCAGCCAATTTCAGACAACTTTGACAGATTCTCTAAACCATTTTGGTTAAGGGACAGTAAAGTTATGTGGTTGTACGCCGACGTTCCGTCAGAACGCTTGGCATTGGCACGCTTATCAAAACGGTCGGTGGCAGAAATGTACGCTTCCACTCCAAGAATGGGGGTAATTCCGGCGCTTGCCGCCGCCTTTTGAAAGTCACGGTGTCCGGACATTGTGCCATGGTCCGTGATGGAAACGTGACTCATTCCCAATTCAGAAGCGCGAGTCATGTATTCGGCGGGGGTCGAAAGACCGTCCAGAACACTGTACTCCGTGTGAAGATGAAGGGGAATGTAACTCACTGTTCACCTTCATCCCAGTCACGAATAACTGTCAAACCCACCCAAGACAGTAGGGCTACGCCAATAAAAATCAACAACTGAGGTAGAACACTGACAATGGCCACAGTAATTCC